GCTAGGCTCACTGCTACGGTTTATGTTCAACAATGCTGACGAGCCTGACCAGATAAGACTTATAACACAGTCTACTTATGTTACACTATTTGCTAGTGAGAATGGTTACGACCTAGTAGACGAACTGGTTGAGGATATGGTTGTCAAGTCAGCACTTGTGGACTTCGACCAGAACTTAGCCCGACTATTAGAAACGGAAACCAATGACGACGAAGGTGGAGCGTGAAGAGATATGGCAGATTATAAATCATCTGACGAATCAAGGACTGAAGGTATCATCATACGACAAGGACGGTTCTCACCTAGTGGTGACGCTAAGGATTCCTCTGTTGCACGCACAGTCCACCTCGAAGTCTATCTAGGACAACTAAGCAAAGAACTTAACGACTTACTACTGAGCAAGCACAAAGATTACGGTCCGAAGAATATCTCTCAAGCACCAGGCGGTGCAGTCAATGGACTACGCGTACGTATGCACGACAAACTAGCACGCATTAACAACTTGGTTGATAGCGGTGCATCCCCTGAGCACGAAAGCCTTGAGGACTCCTTCAAGGATATGGCTAACTACGCAATCATCGGATTGCTAGTACTAAGGGGACAGTGGGAGAATGGCGAGTAAGTCTTCATTTGATTTAGACTTTGGCTTTGGTCGTAAGGGTGAACAACTTGTTGATGAGTTGCTTACTGGTGGGCGCACTGTTGAAGTAAAGCGTGACCGCAAGTGGGCTAAGACAAACAATCTTTACATCGAAACTGAATGTTACTTCAAGAAGATTGAAGACTGGGCACCCTCTGGATTAGGTGTAACCGAAGCAGCATACTGGGCGTTTGTTCTCGAAGAGAGCACACTCATTGTTCCCACTGCTGCACTGCGTTGGTGTGTCAAAGAATTTGGACGCGAGATTACTTGCAACATTCAACCAAATATATCTAAAGGTTATCTGATTACAGTTGATGACTTGATGTCAGCGACTAGGTTATACAAGAAGGCGACGGCAGTATCTGAATGACACTAGAGTGGGCACGCATTGAACCTTGGCAGTATGTGGTGGACTCTGTTGCATCTGAATATCACCGCAAGTTCAGTGACATAGAACTAGAAGACATCCGACAATCTTTATACCAGTGGTTCCTCGAACATCCAAACAAGTTGGATACTTGGGAAGCCATTGGTGTTAAGGATGCAAAGAACTTAATCTATCGTAGCCTACGCAACCAAGCATTAGATTATTGCCAGCATTGGAAGGCTAAGTCTGGTGGCTATGAGACTAGCGACTTGTTCTACTACGAAGCAGATATGGTTGAAGCATTACTCACACCAGTACTTCGTGGTGAGTGGGGTCAGATTAACAAGGTAGATTTAGGTCGCCCTGGTAAACCATCTGCTCCTAACGAGGGTGGCAATATGATGGCGATGATGATTGAGATTGACTTTGCATACTGGAAACTAACCAAGGATGATAGGAAGTTATTGTTCCTCCGCCACGCAGAGGCTATGGATTTCCCTGACATAGCGAAGGAACTTGAACTTGGTTCAGAAGATGCTGCTCGTATGCGTCATAAGCGTGGCATCCGTAAGTTAATCAATAAGATTGGTGGCTTCAAGCCATACTCAGACCACGACTTTGACTCTGTTCAGCAAGTTCAGCAACAGTCATCAGAGGCTTAGAGGTTAGATGCCACGAATTGCACTGGCATTTGTACGCCCTGATAGGCAGACGCTTACCTCTCCACGTTGCTTGACCTGACCAAGCCTTACTGATTACATTCTTTGCTGCTTGTTCATTAGGAAACTTATTCTTATTGCACTTCATCTGGTGTACTTTCCGCTGGGTCTACATACATAGACTCTGAATAGTTGTCGTAGAACTCTTCAATCTCTTTGCCACTAGCAAACTGAAGCGTGTTGTTCTTTGGTTCACAGGCGGAGCATCCGCCCTTCTCACATACTTCACACATTTTATCCTCCTGTTGAATAGAACCCTCCGCCATTGAAGCGGACGGGTACTGCGTTAATAATTCTAACCATACTCTTACCACAAATACAAGTCAACTCATCATCTCGTTCGTCAACCTTGCGTTGTATTTCCTGATGCGCTTTACATTCGTTGCACCGATACTCATAAGTCGGCATTAGTCTTTCCAATCTATTGGTGTTGGTGCGGTGCTGATTGCCCCACACTCCTTGCATTCCTGTCGTAGGTCATACCAACCTACCTCTCTTGTCTCTTTATCCCACATCACGGTGATTGTAAACATCTTGCAACCACAGATACAAGTGAAGATAGGTGTACCTCTAAGGTCTAGCATCAGTACCAGTTTTTGCGCTGGCTATGTTTCCACGCCTTGCACGGGGTGTCGTAGCGGTGCTTGATGTATTTGTAGGCGTTGAGTATCTGTATCGCTGGGTCTTTGCTAGTCTCCTTCAATACCTGTCCGATACCAAATGCGCTACTGCCCTGTTGGTTCTTTGCTAGATGGTCGAAACGACTCTCCTTTGTGAAGAGCAAGTAGATGCATTCTCGCTGAGTTTTATCCCAGTTCCACCCTGCCTTAGCAAACTTCATCGCCATTATTTTGTTGTCCCTCTTCTGTTCCATAGTCGCTTTAGTCTGTGGCTTTGGCTTAGTATGGTTGAGGTTTACGCCGACCTGTACTTGCACATCGTTGCCAAATGGTGCAAAGAGAATTGCTGCGGTCAAGATTGAGACTGCTATTAGATGTCTTTTCATCCGTAAAGTTTAGCAAGTTTCTGTCTGACGCTTCGTCTATGTCTCTGTTCTGCGGTAACAATCTTCTCGTTGCTCCTGTGCTTGAGCATTCGATAACGTTCTGATACCAACAACCCGCCCCAGATAGTGCCCCAACCGCCCCAGAACTGCACGTTCTCAGGCTCTAGCCCCTCTTCTAAGCACTTATCTTTGACTGGGCAAGTACGACACAAGATAATTGCTTCAACGCTACGCAACACTTGGAGTTCGCGTTCGTCAGGATAGATAGAGTTCTCGTAATGCCACAGGTCAGGGTCAGGGTGTCGGTTACAGTTGCCCTCTGCGTGCCAACGCTTGTCAGGTAGGGTCACTACATCACCGCCTTTAACTGTGCTACTGGCAGGACATTGACCGCTTCACCCTTGTATTCGTCCTGCCATTTAATGTTTGAGTGGACTTGATGTTCATACAACCACTCGTCCTTCTCGGTGTGAGTCATAATGTTCCATTGTTCTGGCAGTTGTTGTTCTGGTGCAAGCCATACATTGACAACCTTTACACCCTTTGTTTCGTACACTACCTCAAAATGTTGTGTCACTCCGTTGCTCCGTTCTCGCAGGACTCGCAGGTCTGTGAGTTGTATGTGTTGTGGTCAAACTCTTCATTGCAAACTTTGCATTCGATAAAGTCTGAGTCGTCATAAAAGAATGGGTCGTTTAACTGTGGCTCACTCATCTTCGTCCTCCTCTGTCATCAAGCCTAACTCTCTGAGTGCTTGCATTGCCTCGTTCAAACTATCTATTGCGCTTTTAATCTGTTGCTCTGTTGTCATTTGTTTTCTCCTGTCGTTGGGCAATCTGAATAAGGGTATTGGTGCGGTTCTGAGTCTTCACAACTACACCATCCAAACCTATACACCTGAGTTTCGTGTGTCAATTCTGCGAGTTCGCTATAACTAATTGACTCACAACTTTTGCAAACTAATCCGTTTTCCCATACTAAATCATCATCATCAAAATCTTCTAAGCATCCCATACAAGTGCTCATTTTGTGCGCTCCTGTCCGTGCTGGCATTCGTTGATAGGTCGTAAACAATCTCCGCATAGTGGCATTTAGTTGTCCCTTTCCGCAATCATTAAACCTGTACGAATGCCCGCAATAAGGCTTCTAAGTGTGCGCTCTGCTTCTGCTTTTGTTCCGCCTAGATAATCGCTGAAACCGCGAGGTTCCCAATGTCCCGAACCGTACTTAGTTCCGCCTGTAAAGTGAATTCGGTAGGCTCGTCCGTAGGTTTTGCTTCCTGCTTGTAGTACTAGGTGAGGGCGTTTCATAGACTCGTAAGCCTCTGGCATTTCCTCGCCCTCTAGTAAAGGCTTTACTAACTCTTCAAGGATACCGACTAAGCGGTGAAGGTCTTCCGTTGTTGTTTGCATTTTAATTTTCTCCTGTCATTTCGTCGTTGATTAGTATTCCTACAATACAGAGCAAGGCTATCGGTGCGAGGGCTAGAAGTAAAGCGGTCATCACTTGCCCTCACAATCTGCATAGACGGGTTCTGTAACCCACTCGCCGTTAGGCGCGTTTTGGTATGTGATGAGTTGCTGAGTCTCACCCGTGGCGCACCCGTTCGCGGTACCTAGTGCCCCAATTATGAGGACGATTAGGAAGAGGAACACCCCGCCAACGGCTAACATAATTTTGGTTAGTGCGTCCATTTAGTTGCCCACCTTAATCTGTTGGATGTTTACTGAGAACTTAACCTTTCGCCCTAGTTCGCTTTCGTTTAGAGTGTGGATAAGTTGGTCAATCTCTTTCGGGTCTGTCGCTATGTTGTCAATACTTAAAAGGCGAGAACCCTGCCAAATTGAGTAGGTAATCTTCATTAGTTCACCGCGTCGCTTACTGTGACACCGTTCACATCTGTGAAAGAATAGGTTGTGTCCTCGTCTAACGTCTTCATCTCTTCGATGTTTGCGCGGTTATAGGCTAGGAATCTTTCAAGGTCTTCGTGTGCGTCGAATGTCACAATGAAACCCCTCGCGTCCTTGCTGAAATCGTCACGCTTTACAATGTAGAACTTCAGCATTTAGTTCGCCCCCTGTAGGCTCTCGGCGATAGCGCGTCGGACATAGTTAGAATGCTTGGAAGTTGTGACGCTGAACTTCTGGCTTACTACATACCAGCCCTCTGCCGTGTGCCACGCGATAGGCGTGTCGTAACTCATAACTAAATAATCTACGCCTGTTTCTACCTGCTTAAATTGTGCGAACTCTTCCGCGTTTAGTCTTCCAAATCCGCCTAGTATTCCTCGCTCATTTACATTTACACCCTTTAGGGCTGAGGCGGTGAACTCTTGACGGGTTGCGATGTAGTGGATTGCGTCGTGTTGGTTGAGTTGCTTCATTTGTTGTGCCTTTCGTTAGTTGTTAGTCGGTAAGCCTTGCGCCTACCTAGTGCCCCCGTCGGATTGTGAACCCGTAGCCCGTAGCGCGGGGGCGCTCTTACTTAGAATGGTGTCTTGAGAGTCTCCCCGCATTGGTTGCATCCAATTACCTCGTGTCCGAATGAGTACGCCTTACGGTGGCACTCTTGCGCCCCCTCCTTGCCCTTTCCACACTTAGGGCACAGCATCTCATCGTTTACGACATAGGCGAACACGCTCATTTTCTGGCCTTCTTTACCTCAAGGGATAGGGGAACAAGTTCGGCATTAATAGCGGGCAAAACTGAGGAACTGAGCAAGTCTTTTAGTTCCCACTCAACCATTACGGGGGCAACTACTTCGTGGTCTTCTTTTTCAATCTGGAATGTAACGGTGTACTTCTTCATTTCGTGAACCTTTCGGCTAGTTCGTAAGCGTAACTTTTACGCTCACAAGGTGAGTTTAGTACAGGTTCGGGGAACTTCTGACCATTTCCGCTGTGATTTAGGTCACACGGATTCCCCTCTGTGTTAGTAGATTTGTCGACAATTTGAGAGGGTTGGAATGGTTGAAGATTCAACTACTTCGGAACCCTTTAGGTTTTGGGTTTGTAGATTTATCGACAATGACAGAATGAGGGAATGAATTACCCCCCGCGATTATGGGAGGGGAGATAGTTCAATCAAACCTAAACATTAAAGAACTTTCATTAGTAGCCCTGTATCTCCATTTATAAAGACTTATCCACAGATTTACATACCCCTAAGGTATGTCTAACCCTCTAGTAAAGGTTGAGGCTCCCGATAATGTGGACGTCAGGGAACATTTGAGGGGGCATTGATTAAAATTAGTCTGTTATGTATATATATAGTCACCTATAAATTTTCTGTTATATTTGCTAAATAGCCCTGCTGACCAGGGCTTTTATATATATAGCCCCCCTTATAAAAATATATTAAACTGATGTGTTCGGTTTTAACACTTCCTACAGGTTATCTTATATGTAATGATTTATCATTATAAGTTCTAAACGAACTCGCTTCGTTTGGGACTACGCTCGTTCGTTATATATAACTAATTAGATATATAACTGACTAAATGTTGAGTAAACGCCAGAGTTATGCCGTTAATCAGGGGGCGTTATTAAACCGATATTTGTCCACAGAGGGCGACTGATTTAACACCCTAGGGGGACACCAAATGGGACGCAAGCCTGGAATCCAGAACATATCCAAGAAGGAAGCCCAGGAGAAAATGCTCCTGCTCCTAGAGCAAGGGGCGACCATTACCGCTGCTATGGCAGCCGTGGGACGTAACGATGTCACCTTCCGCCAGTGGTCGATGGCAGACCCTGACTTCAAGGAACGGGCAGACAAAGCCCGCCTGGCAGGTAAAGGGGTCAAGGCTGACCTGAAGGATTTGAAGGATATCTCCTTCCCCGACTTCTGTGAACAGTTCCTAGATTCTAAGTTGTTCCCCCACCAGTTAAACTGGCTGGACCTGATGGAGGGTATTGAGCCTCGCTGGATGCCAGCAGGTATGACCTATGAGCCAGGTGAACCTGACCGTGTACTTATCAACGTACCGCCTGAGCACGCCAAGTCGACAACTATCACGACCAACTATGTGACCTACAAGATTGTCACTGACCCTAACACCAGAGTCATCATTGTCTCTAAGACTCAGGGTATGGCTAGAAAATTTTTGGGCGCGATTAAAACCCGCCTTTCTCACCCCGCCTATATGAAACTCCAGACCGCCTTCGGTCCTAACGGAGGCTATAAGGCAGATGCGACCCAGTGGTCGGCAGATATGATTTACCTGGGAACAGGACGCGATTCTGGCGAGAAGGACCCTACGGTTCAAGCCTTGGGTCTTGGTTCTCAGATTTACGGTGCTCGTGCTGACTTGATTATCGTCGACGATGCCGTGATGGGTGCCAACGCCCACGAGTGGGAAAAGCAGATGGAATGGCTTCAGAAGGAAGTTATCACCCGTCTTGGTCGACACGGTAAGTTAATTATCGTCGGAACCAGAGTGGCACCAGTTGACTTGTACAAGATGCTACGTGACCCAGGGCAATGGTCAGGTGGGGTTTCTCCTTTCACCTACTGTGCAATGCCAGCGGTTTTAGAATTTGATGAAGACCCTACGCAGTGGAAAACCTTGTGGGCAGAAACTGACCAACAGGAAAACGCAAAAGACGAACCACTGCCAAATGGAAATTATCCAAAGTGGGACGGACCCTCTTTATTCAAGAGACGTTCTCAAGTATCACCTTCAGTGTGGGCTATGGTCTACCAGCAAGAAGATGTTACAGAGGACGCAATTTTTTCTCCGACCTGCGTTGCAGGTTCCGTCAACGGAATGCGTAAGCGTGGTCCATTAAAGCCAGGCGCTCCTGGACATCCGCGTATCGTAGAAGGTGCACACACTGTCATCGGACTTGACCCTGCTATGGCGGGAGCAACTGGTGCAGTGGTAGCAACCTACAATCGCTCTGACGGAAAAATTTATGTTTTGGATTGCGTCAATATGACCGAGCCAACTCCACAAAAGATTCAAGACCTCATTGAAGAATGGGTTCAGAAGTATCACCCCCACGAACTGCGTATCGAAATCAACGCACACCAGAAGGCATACGCACTCGATGACAACCTACGCCAGTACTTGGCACAGTGGGGCTGTCAACTGAACTCACACTTTACTGGTAAGAATAAATGGGACACATCATTTGGTGTAGCGTCAATGGCAGCACTCTTTGGCAATACACGAGATGGACGTTTCCAAGATAACAACTTGATTGAACTACCAAGCAACGAAGGCTCTGAAGGTCTTAAGACGCTAGTTCAAGAATTGATTACTTGGAAACCTGATACTAGAAACCCTACAGACTGCGTAATGGCACTGTGGTTTGCAGTCATTCGCATCCGCGAATTGATGCAAGCAGGTTCTCGCTTACAGTCATACACGCAAAATCGTTGGGCTACGCGAGCACAGAAATCAAATCGAGTCTCCATTAACATTCAAGAGGCAATCGCTGACCAGTGGTCAGAACAATACGGATAAGGAAAACAATGGCATTATCAATGAAGCAGGTGTTTGCGAGAGTTGAATCTCTACGCCACCTCAACGGAGAACGCGACCAGCGTAACCTTGACGTGCTCGCAGTTCGTAAAGGAAAGATTGCCGAAGTTTATCCTGACTTCTTTCCAGAGGGCATCGATGCCAACGTAGTTGCTAACTTCATTGACATTGTGGCACGTGACCTCTCTGAGGTTATGGCTCCACTGCCAGCGGTAAACTGCTCTGCAGCAAATGCTGTCAATGACCGTGCACGTAACTTTGCTGACAAGCGCACTCGCATTGCATCAAATTATTTTTCACATTCAGACCTTGCAGTACAAATGTACCAAGGTGCTGACTGGTATCTCACATATGGTTTCCTCCCGTTCGTTATCGAATTGGATGAAGAAGCAAAACTGCCACGTATCCGCATAGAAAACCCAGTGGGTGCTTACCCAGAGTTTGACCGCTATGGACGTTGTGTGGCATTTGCTAAGCGATACTCAATGACGCTAGGCGAACTCGT